ATGCTGAAGCGGAACTCGCTAACATCCTCAGCACTGAGATTCTTGCTGAGATCAACCGCGAGATCATCCGTACCATCTACAAGTCTGCTGAAGCAGGTGCTCAAACCAACACTGCCACCACTGGCGTGTTCGACCTTGACACCGACAGCAACGGTCGTTGGATGGTTGAGAAGTTCAAAGGTATGATCTTCCAACTGGAGCGTGATGCTAACGCCATCGCTCAAAGGACTCGTCGCGGGAAGGGTAACATCATCCTTTGCTCCGCTGATGTTGCTTCCGCTCTGACCGCCGCTGGTCAACTGGACTACACCCCCGCCCTGTCATCCAACATGAACGTTGATGACACCGGCAACACCTTCGCTGGTACCCTCAACGGTCGCTATCGCGTCTACATTGACCCGTTTGCTGCTAACCTGAGTGCAGATCAGTATTACGTGATGGGCTACAAGGGTTCTAACCCTTATGACGCCGGTCTGTTCTACTGCCCTTACGTGCCCCTGCAAATGGTTCGCGCCGTTGGTCAGGACACCTTCCAGCCGAAAATCGGTTTCAAGACTCGCTACGGCATGGTTGCAAACCCCTATGCAGAAGGCACTACCCAAGGTCTGGGTCGTATCACTGCTGGTTCCAACCGCTACTACCGTCGCGTCAAGGTCCAAAACCTCATGTGATTTGGTATCACACACCTTACAGGGAGTCTTCGGACTCCCTTTTTTTATCTCAATGTGTTGTTGGATGTGTTGTTGGAAATACCCCAATCGCTGTCATAGACTCTATATGGAATCCATTTCAAAACGATGAAAACTTTCAAGCAATTCAGAGAAGCATACTCTGGTCGGGAAAGACAAGACCATGCTCCCAAACCACCTGTTGACCGTAAGTTGAAAATCGATTATGGTTCAGGCAATTGGAAGAAAAAATACAATATGCCATCAGCGTTTCCCGGCAATTACACACCACCGAAAACCGTAGACGTTTAGTCTTGTAAAGAAATTACAAATGTTAGTGAACTAACACAAACTTGTATAGATAGTGCAGTCGCAAGAGGTTGTGATGAAATGAAAGGTTCAAATCCCTTACATCATAAGTCTTTCCGATCTATCTTTACATGCATAACATAATTTCGCACAATCAGTTGACTGAATGGTGTCGAATAGAGCAATTAGAGGAAGCAGACGACAAAATCAATGACTACTATGAGTGTCTAATTGAATGTGAACAAGAGTCTAGTGCATGCAAACGCATATGCAAAGAAATTTTATTGTGATGTAGGTCCCGACCCCTCCCCAAGAGGGGTCTTTTTTTGCCCATAGATAGTGTATACTGTTCTCGTACCAACACAAAATTCATGAAGGACCAGAACGTCATTATGGAACCCGAGACCAAGAGAATCAAGTGGAACCGGGGTCTTGATCTGTTTGTTGAGAGCGTGCTGAAGCCTGATCACATGCTGCGTCAGTGTGCCCACAATCAACTTTGCTATAATGAGTTGATGGACATCCGTGAAGATGTTCTAGATTATCTAAAGACGAAGCGTTGGCATGCCTAAGAACGGATTGAGTAAAGACGAGATCAATTGTCGAGTCCTCAAACTAAAAAAAGAATTGTATGATGGTTCCTGGAGTGCTAGGAACCGTGAGTGGCACGAGGGAGCACACACCATGTTGAATCGTGTTCTTGATATTCTAGAAGAGTATCGCCTCTAAATAGCTCGTTGCTGCTATTGGGTTTTGGAGACCAGAGTCAGAGGTGCCACTCCTCCATATAAACTAAATGAACCCACGAACAGGAACTTCCTGAGTATCGTTGGGTTCGATTTTATTTTGAATCGTTGCCCTAAGGTTAGTTTCTATTGCAACCAGGCAAACATTCCTGAGATTGAATTAGGAGTAGCGGTTCAGCATTCATATCTTAGAGACATCCCTACACCAGGGGAGAAGTTGACTTTCGGTGATCTCAACCTGTCATTCATGGTTGATGAAGACTGCGAGAACTACTTACAGATCTATGATTGGATTACTGGACTAGGATTCCCTGAGTCTCTACAACAGTACGAAGACCTAAAAAGGAATAGTAGGTTCTATCCGACAGAAGATGCTCCGTTCAATGAGCGTTCTGATGGAACACTAATTATTTTGAATAGTGATTACAACCCTGCTTGTAAGATCAAGTTCAGGGATATGTTCCCTGTCTCCTTGTCCGGCATTCCTTTTAGTGCCATTGAAACTGAGGAGAGATACTTTACAGCACAGGTGAGTTTCAAGTATACTATCTTTGATATGATTGACATCAATGGAAAGAAAGTCTAATCCAATTAGTCTTGAGAACATCCAAGAGATGTGGACTAAGGATGCGATCATCAACCCTGATGAATTGGACACCGAGTCTCTCAAGGTGCCTCAATTACACGCCAAATATTACGGGCTATATAATACTATACTGCTGATGCGAAAGCAAAACGAACAAATTTACAGTTCGTTGTTACTAGATCGCAGGAAATTTTACACAGGAAAGGCAACTGCTGCCGTATACGAAGCAGAACCATTTCCCTATAAGATCAGAGACAAGGATGACCTCAAGTTATATCTTGAGTCTGATGAGAAGTTATCCAAGGTACGACTGAAAATTGAATACTTCGATTCGATGCTGAAATACTTAGAAGAAATTCTAAGGCAGGTGACGAATCGTTCGTATCAAATCAAAAATGCGATTGAGTGGCGCAGGTTCACTTCCGGTTATGGCTGATCTGATCATCAAAAAGAAGAACGAAGTATATCTCATCGTGGATTGCGATCCACATATACAGCACGAACTTCAGGATCAATTTACCTTTGAGGTACCTGGTGCAAAATTCATGCCTCAGTATAGAAGCAAATACTGGGACGGTAAGATTAGATTATTCAACATTGAGAAGAAGGAGATTTACGTAGGATTACTAGATAAACTCTGTCAGTTTTGTAAGAGATATAATTATACATTTGAATTTGAGGACTCAAAGCATTATGGATTGCCTTACCAAGAAGATGAAGGTATATCCCACAGGGGCGTCAAAGACTGGTTAGGTGTTATATGCAAGCATACACCTAGAGACTACCAGATCGAGGGGGTTTACGACGCCCTCAAAAGAAAGAGAAGACTGATCATATCTCCGACCGGATCGGGCAAGTCTTTGATGATCTACGCTGTTGTGCAGTATCATGCTGCCCACAAAAGAAAGATCTTGGTCATAGTTCCTACCACATCCTTGGTGGAACAGATGTACAAGGACTTCGATGATTATGGATTGGATGCTCAGAGCGAGTGTCATAGGATCTATGGTGGTAAGGATATGAACAGCGACAAGACTGTAATCATATCAACTTGGCAATCAATTTACAAGCTTGACAAAAAGTGGTTTAGGCAGTTTGAGGTTGTCATTGGAGATGAGGCACACAACTTCAAATCAAAATCACTGGTAGGCATCATGACAAAGATGCATGACACCAGATATAGATATGGATTTACTGGCACCTTAGATGGAACCCAAACTCACAAGTGGGTGCTAGAAGGATTGTTCGGTCCATCATACAAGATTGTCAACACTAAGGAACTGCAGGATGCAGGTTACCTAGCAAAGTTGAGTATCAAAGTTTTACTGCTGAAACATAAGCAGACTCCATTTGATACTTACGAGGAGGAGGTACAGTATCTGATTGGGCATGAGAAGAGAAACAACTTCATCAAAAACCTTGCACTGGACCTAAAGGGTAATACCCTCATCCTTTTTAGTCGGGTTGCCGCACATGGGGAGGTTCTATATGACCTCATAAATAAAGATGACCGGAAGGTATTCTTTATCCACGGTGGAGTGGACGTAGAAGAGCGAGAGTCAGTTAGATCTATTGCAGAGACTGAGAACAACGCTATAATCATCGCTTCTTTCGGCACTTTTTCAACAGGTATCAACATCAAAAACTTACATAACGTGGTCTTTGCATCACCTAGTAAGTCTCGCATCAGAACACTTCAATCAATCGGGAGGGTGCTGCGTAAGAGTGATTCAAAATTGAAGGCAACTCTATACGATATAGCAGATGATTGCAAGAAGGGTCAAAAATCAAACTACACCTTGAACCATCTTATCGAACGAATCAAATACTATAACGAAGAGAAGTTCAACTATGACATCATTCAAATCAAACTCTGACAACCCGTACGATGAGTTCATCGCAGCAATCAAGTTGGTGTCTGGTGAAGAGATCTTGTCTTCTGTAATGGTAATTGCAGACGATGACGATAAAGTGATATTAGATAATCCTATCATTTGTGAAGAGATTCGCTCCAAAGGAGCGAATATACCCATGGGGTATAAGTTTGAACCTTGGATGAGATTGACTGATGAAGATGTTTTTATTGTAGATATGGATCGTATTATTACTATCTCTGAAATCAAAGATGAAGATGTAATCAATACCTATAGAAGTATTATTGCTAGTGGTTTCACTAGAGAACATCCTGATCTCACTAAGGAGATGGGATTCATAAACACTGTTGATAAAGCAAGAGAATCCTTTGAGTCACTGTATACAGCAGAGGATGCTACTAAAGATACTCAAAGCTAACCTACAGCCTTCTCTTCAACCCTAACAGAGTGATTCTACAGATAATCGACAGTCCTGTCAAGCTGTGCTATAATTTGTACAAGAAAACCCACACAAATGACAAGGAAACGATCTGAACATTATGTAAACAACAAAGAGTTTCTTGCTGCAATCATTGCCTACAAGCAGGATATTTCCGATGCTGAAGCACTCGGTAAACCGAAACCTCGTATTACGAATTATCTCGGTGAATGCTTTTTGAAGATTGCTACCCACCTTTCATACAAACCAAACTTCGTGAACTACATGTTCAAGGACGATATGGTTTGTGATGGGATTGAGAACTGTGTTCAATACATCAACAACTTCAATCCTGAGAAGTCCAAGAATCCATTTGCTTACTTTACTCAGATCATTCACTATGCATTCTTGCGTAGGATTCAGAAAGAGAAAAAGCAATTAGAAATTCGCCAAAAAATTATTGAAAGGTCGGGATACGACGAAGTGTTTGTTGCCGACGAGATGTCAAAGTCATCAGAGTATAACTCTATCAAAGACGCAGTTCAGTACAGAAACAACTATCGATGAATCATCCCATCACGGTTGAAGACTACATGGATTTTGGTGAAGAGTTCTTTGCCAAGTATAACTATGTAAGAGACCGCATCCCTGATGCCTCTACTGAAGACATTCTCACTGTAATGGAAACCTTGGGCAAACTTGTAGTCCAAGGCAGAGAAGATTACTACGATCAACGACGCCGAACCCGGAGATGAAAGTGAACATCCTTTTTGAAAAGTGTGAAAAAGAGAAGGCACAAGACACCGGTCTTCCTTATACCGCCTATCTGGTGACATACAAAGTTGATGGTGTTGAAACATATGACATCGCTACTTGTGGAAAGACAGTAGATCTCTTTGATCATTATTACGATACCTATAAAGAAAACTTTATTAGGTTTGATCAAGCAGAAGGCAGGGTCAGTCCCAAACTATACGGTTATCAATCACCTGAGTCCAAGAAAAAGTAATGGCATTTCTAGTTCATAATCTACCACCGGTACCAGTCAAGGTCCGCAAGGAGTATTTGTATGACCTAGAACATGGTCATGGTGAGTTCACTGAGGGTATCTGGGTCAGTGTGAAGAGTGTCCAATATAAGGCACTCTACTTTGAGACATTGATTCCTGAGTATGGTGCTCTGTTTGACAAACTTCCTCTGAGTGCATTTGTGTGGAAAGAGGAGCATGATGATCTGCCCCTTGATACTCTGCAACTGTGGGATTGTTTTGATTACAATATTACAGTAATCGAGAAACCCATGCTGTCACGGTGTGAGTTCTTTGGTAAAGATAAGCAGATGCATGCTGGTGAGTACATGTTCACTATTGATACCTGTCATAGTGAATCTTCTACTCTAGACACTGGGTTTAGTCAAGATGATCCTGAGCATAAATCATTCAATATTATCAAACTGGACAACGGACAGTTTGCTGCACAACCCAACAACCGGGTGATCTGGAAAGACATGAGTCTTATCCCAGAAGAAACCAAGATGCCAGACTTCAAAGTCTGCACTCAAAATTACCGAGTTGAAAATAGTGATAAGTGGAGTGTTGGTCATTCAGAAGAATGGATGTACACAACGCAAGACGGCGCATGAAAGTTGCAATCATCACTGACCAGCACTTTGGTTTCAAGAAGGGGTCAAAGGTCTACCACGATTACTTCCTCAAATTCTATGAGGAAACTTTCTTCCCTATGCTTGAGAGGGAAGGAATAAAAACTATTCTCGATTTAGGAGATACCTTTGACAACCGTAAAGGTGTTGATCTCTATTCTCTGGACTGGGCGAAGACACATTATTTCGACCGTCTTCGATCTATGGGGATATCTATTGTTTCTGTTGTGGGCAACCATACCGCCTTCTACAAGAACACTAATGACATCAATACTATCGATCTACTCCTACGAGAGTACGATAACGTTCGTATTGTTGGCGAGTGTGAAGAGATAGATGTTTGTGGTCTTCCTATCTTATTCATCCCATGGATCAATCAAGAGAACCGGGATGCCACATACAAGAAGATCAAAGAAACTAAAGCAAAGGTTGCCATGGGGCACCTGGAACTGAATGGTTTTGTTGCCACTCATGGTCATGTCATGGAGCATGGTCATGACATTGATGTGTATCAGAAGTTTGACAAAGTATTATCTGGACACTTCCACACTCGTTCTACGAACGGTAAGATCTATTACATCGGCAATCCCTATGAGATGTTCTGGAGTGATGTGAATGACCCACGTGGATGTATCACGTTTGATACTGAAACGTTGGAGATGAAGAATATTGATAACCCCAATCAACTCTATAAAGTAATCAAATATCAGGATACACCTCGTCAACTCTTCAAGTTCAATGAGTATAGAGGGAACATTGTAAAGGTAGTTGTATTCAAAAAGACTAACGAGAAAGAGTTTGATCGTTTCATGGAGTCCCTGGCAAAGGCAAACCCCATTGAGATCAAAGTGGTGGAGCGATCAGATGTCATGTATCTTGACTATGACTTTGCTGAACAGACGGAAGATACAATGACCCTGCTCAACAAATACGTCGATGATTTAGAGACAAATCTAAATAAATCTAAGATCAAAAATATCTTGACAGAGGCGTACCAACTAGCATGTGAGGGAATCTGATGCATATAATCACCCCCGTACAGGAGAAACGAGAAGGTGCATATGCCGTCGTAGACGAGTCGGGTGAAAAGGTTGTGTTCTTCTTCGCTGAACGCGACGATGCCGAAAGGTATGTTATGATGTTAGAATGTAATGGTCAGACCTCCGAAATGGAAGTCGTGGACATTCCAGACAAGGCAGCGATTGCTGCTTGTGAACGAACGGGTACTAAGTACACCATCATCACTAAGAATGAACTTGTTATTCCTGTTGAATGATTCTTTTCAAAGAAATTCGTTATAAAAATTTTCTATCAGCAGGGAACCAGTTCACGGTAATCCCATTAGATGCCAACAAAGACACGCTCATTGTTGGATCAAATGGTGCTGGCAAGAGTACGATTCTTGATGCTCTCACCTTCTCTCTGTTTGGGAAACCTTTTCGTAAGGTCAACAAATCTCAACTAGTCAACAGTGTCAACGAAAGAGACTGTAAAGTAGAGATTGATTTTGCTATTGGGTCAACCCAGTACAAAGTTGTTCGTGGTATCAAACCTAATCTCTTTGAGATCTACAGGAATGGTGCCAAACTAAACGAAGACTGTGATGCTAGAGAGCAGCAACAGTATCTGGAGAAACAGATTCTGAAGTTGAACTATAAATCGTTCACTCAGATTGTTATCTTGGGTAGTGCAAGTTTCGTACCCTTCATGCAGTTGTCTGCAGCACATCGCAGAGAGGTCATAGAAGACCTTCTAGACATCTCTGTGTTCTCTTCGATGTCTGAGATAATCAAGGGGCGTCTGAAGGACTCTAAGGACGCTCTGAAGGTGTTAGACTTGAAGAAGGAATCTGTAGCAGATAAAATTCTGATGCAGAACCGATTCATCAAAACTCTAGAAGAATCATCTCAGAATGATATCACTGCCAAACAAGAAGAGATCGCACTACTTCATAAAGAGTCAACATCGTATCAAGAACAGGTGGTTGATCTCCTTGAAGAAGTCAGCGACCTTGAAACGGTTATCAAATCGTATGCTTCTTCAGGCGATACTGTAAAAAAACTGAATCAATTCAAAGCAAAACTCCAAACTAAAGAACATTCTAGTTCTAAGGAAATCAAGTTCTTTGAAGACAATACGGTTTGCCCTACATGTACTCAAAACATCGATGATAGTTTTCGGGTAAATAAGATTGAACATCTCCAGCAACTTCTACTAAAGCATGAAGATAGTCTTTCTCAAATTGAGAAGGCTATTACTGAAGAAGAGACGAAAGAACAAAAGTTTCTTTCCCTGCAGAAGGAGATCACATCTACCTCGCATGAAATTTCTCAGTTCAATCTTAGGATTTCCAATTCAAACAAAAGAAAGTCTGTACTGGAATCGGAAATTCAAACTCTTACCGACAGCATCGAGAATCGAAGTGCTGAACATGAAAAACTATCAGAGTACAAAGACAAATTACGAGAAGTCTTATCGCAGTTAGAGGAAACTAAAGATTCATTTGATTACCTCACCCAAGGTAATCTCTTACTAAAAGATGATGGCGTCAAGAGTTCTATCATTAGGAAATATCTTCCTATGATCAATACTCTTGTGAATGACTATCTTCAACGAATGGATTTCTACATCAACTTCACGTTAGATGATGAATTCAACGAGAAGATTCAAACGCCAGTACATGAAAAATTCAGTTATGCTTCCTTCAGTGAAGGGGAGAAGATGAGGATTGACCTCGCTCTCCTGTTCACGTGGAGGGAGATTGCCCGTCTGAAGAATAGCGTCGTCACAAACCTCCTTATTATGGACGAGGTATTTGATTCTTCACTGGATGGGTTTGGAACAGATGAGTTCCTGAAGATTGTCAGGTTCGTGATCAAGGACGCAAATGTGTTCATCATCTCACATAAGAATGAACTGTTCGATAAGTTCAATCACTGCCTAGAATTTCAGAAGGTGGGTGGGTTCTCACGACTCGCTTGACAATATTTCAAAAAACCTATACACTAAATAGGTATTCGTGCCTATGTCACGAAACTTTACAGAGACACGTCGAGTCTCTTCAAATCTGCGGGTAACCATTCCGCAAGTAACTAAAGGTATTTTATTCTCATGATCAAATCTGTATTCGCAGTTCTGTCTGCTTCCGCACTCTCCGCAGGCGCTGCCCTTGCAGGTCCCTACGTCAACGTAGAGGCCAATTCTGGTTTCCAAGGAACTGATTATTCCGGAACCACCACTGACCTTCACGTGGGCTACGAAGGCGCTCTTGGCGATGCTGCTTCTTACTACGTTCAGGCGGGCGCTAGCGTCGTCTCACCTGATGGTGCCGAATCCGACACCGTTCCTTCTGGTAAAGCAGGTCTCGGCGTTGCTGTGACTGACTCCCTGTCTGCCTATGGTGAAGTTTCCTTCATCGGTTCTGGCGACAAGGACATCGACCGTGGTTATGGAACCAAAGCAGGTCTGAAGTACAACTTCTGATCTACACCTCCTAGCAAAATATAATTTTACATTTACAGATGAAAGCATTCGCAATTGCCCTTGCTGCTGGTGCAGCTGCGCTCTCTGCTGCTCCTGCCCTCGCTGGTCCTTACGTAAAGACCAAGCACGAATTCGTCGGCACTGACGACGACTACTCCAAAGGTACCCATCAACTTCGTATCGGTTACGGCACGAAGCTTGGTCGCTTCTCTCCCTATGTGGAAGGTGGCGTGGGTCGTGCTTACAGCGACAACACCGGAGCAGAAGAGGACTTCAGCGTGATTCAAGTCGGTAGCGGTTTGAAGATCACTGATAATCTCTCTGGTTATGGTAAGTGGATCAACACCTTCAAGGAAAACGATACTCGTGCCTGGAAGGTTGAACTCGGAACGAAGTATTCGTTCTGATAACTGATAATGCTCAAGGGGGACTTCGGTCCCCCTTTTTTCATGCCTATATAGAAAGCATACTATTGGTCTGTCATGGTCTTCCCAAACAAAGGGAATGAACCAGTATCTAATCAGGCACCTGAGAAACGTGGGTCTTCCCCTATCAAATGGTTTGCCGTTGGACTCGGCGGACTTATTGGTCTTTCTCACTTTGCCATGATTGGAATGCTTGTGAATAACAAGCAGATGGTTTACCCCAATCTCAATCTTCCAGTCAGTGAGTATTCGTCCTATGAAGCAGAAGTAGGACCACAAGGTTACCGAGTAAGATATAACGCTAACGATCCTAAAACTCTAAGTCGTATTCAAGAACTTGACTTAGACAAACATCAACAACGACCGAGTGGTCTATTTGGTACTGGTAACCCCAGAACATCTTCAGAGAGACGTAGACAACGTACGATTGAAGAATATACTATGGAGGGGACCCTCAATATGGATAATGCATCCGCTGAGTCTCTCCCAAAGATCGGAACAGCATCGACGATCGGAGGAGCCGATGTCGCGTGTATAGAGGCGGTAGGTGGTGGAAAGTCTCAGGGCAGGTTCCTGGGTGCTAGTCTCGGTGCTGTAGGTGCGGGTACCCTAACGGGTATTCCTTTTGTTGGACCGCTTCTAGCGGGTGCTCTTACCATGTTCTCCAGTGATAAGGCATCAGAAATCGGTGGTAACATCGCAGAGAACTTCTCAAAAGACTGTTGACTGTGTTATGATGGTCGGGTCTACTGCCCATCATGAAACGTATTATTGAGAATCCGGTCACGCAATTCAATTTGCTGTTGATTGGTACTCTGATGGTTATTCAGCTTGTGCACATTCATGCCCATCACAAGATGGATGTGGATGTGCATTCGTATGTCTTCAATTTCTGCAGGAACAACCCTGATCAGTGCAAGAGGATGCTGTCGGAGTATTGACAAAACTTCATCTTTCCTATATAATTATGTAACAGTTCGCAACACTCCAAACAATGACTCGTTCAAGCACCGTGACAATTGAAGACGGCGGACGTACAAACATGTGGGCAACAGAACCACGTATGTACATCGATCAGACTGCAGCAGAACGCTACGGTTACGAAACCCATGCCGAACGTGCAGAGAAATTGAATGGACGCACTGCTATGCTTGGATTTGTTGCTGCTGTTGTTTCTTATAGTTTCAGTGGTAGTCTATTTTTCTTTGGTATCTTCGGATTCTGAACATGATTGAACTTTTGACGCAGACTGAGTTTACTTGGGCTGCCAACCATACCATTGCAGAATTCCTTGCGGGTTATGTATTTGGTGCGGCACTTATTATTGGAGCACCAGGAGTATTTTTCTTCATTGCTTTCATGCCTGCACTGCAGCGCACCAAAGGAGCAATGGTTGGATACAGTGATCACAAAACCTATGGTGACACTTCTATCTACGAAAA